GAGTGGGACCACACCCATGAGGCCGACAGCCGCGACTCGGCCACCCTGTCCATCAAGTTCATGGTGCACAGGCTCAGCCCTGCCCTGTTCACGGCCCCGGCGCCCATCGTGGTGCCCGATCGCGTCGAGGCTGCTGGCGCTGAGGCGGTGGCTCAGTCCACCGAGTCTGTCACCGAGCAGGTCGAGGAAGTGGCCGACACCCCCAACCCACGCGGCTTGGGCGTGACAGCCGCCTTCAACCAGGTCAAGAACCAGCTGCGCAAGCTGGTGGACCTGACCAGCGTAAAGGTGGTGCTGGCCGACCTGGAGCCGCTGATCTACCCTCGCGCTGCCCTGGCTGACCTGAAAGCCATCGTGGACGGTGCGTTTCAAGGCCTGCCTTTCGGCGGTTTGAATGGGCTTTTTGGTGGCTCCAAAGGCGCCGTGTCCATGACCGGCGCCATGGCAGATTACAACCGCCTCACGCAAGGCCTGGATGCCACCATCACGGTGCAGCCACAAAGCACCGACGACCGCGATGCACGCATTGCGGCCGCCATGACGGCCCACGCTCGCATCCTGGCCGCCGTGGCTGCTGCGCAGGCCGCCGCCATGATCCTGGCCGCTGAGCTGGAAGAGCTGCAGCTCGATGTGGCCGACCTGCAGCGCCTGGTGTCATCCAGCCGCGCCGCCATTCAGTCTGCGATGGACGCTGCCCGCCTGGGCCTGGATGCCGAGCGCCGCGCCCTGGTCGTGGCCGCGCTGGCCAACATGGCCGAGCAGGTGCAAGAGGCAGGCCGCGCCGCCATCGAGCTGCGCCCCCCGGTGGTGAGCAAGCCTGCCCCCGTGGGTGGCCATGCCCGCCTGGTGGCCCACCATCTGTATGGGGACCACACCCGTGCAGCCGAGATCGAGCGCCTGAACAGCCTGGGCCGCAGGCTGCTGATCGAGCCCGGGGAGGTGTTGCGTGTCTATGCTCGCTGACATCACCGACCCGGTGGAGATCATCATCGGTGGCCTGGCCCACAAGGGCTGGACGCGCTATTCGATCGACTCCGACCTGATCACCCCGGCCGATGCGTGGCAGGTGTCGCTCAGCCAGGCTGAGATCACGGTGCCTGGCCAGATCGTGCCAGGTGCAAGCGTGCAGGTGCGTGTGGGTGGTCAAACCGTGATGACCGGCCAGCTGGACGACCGGCACCACCGCATTGCCAAGGGCACCCATGCGCTCGAATTGAACGGCCGCGACGGTGCTGCTGCCTTGCTCGACGCCAGCGCCCCCATCTTCAGCGGCCAGGACATGAGCCTGGAGCAGATCGTGGCCAAGGTGGTGCGGCCTTTCGGTGTGATCAACATCCGCATCGACGCTGACAGCACCATGACCCGCGAACGCGTGAGCGTCGAGCCCGGCGAATCGGCCTGGGAAGCGCTGCGCCGTGCGGCCGAGGCCAACGGCCTGTGGCCCTGGTTCGAACCCGATGGCACCCTGGTGGTGGGCGGGCCCGACTACAGCACGCCCCCGGTGGCCTCGCTGATCATGCGGGCCGACGGCCGTGGCAACAACATCACCGAGGTCAGCGAGAAGCGCTCGGTGGTGGACCGTCACAGCGAGGTCTGTGTGCTGGGCCAGGCGCACGCCTCTGGTGGCCATGAAGGCAGCAATGGCGTCAAGGCTGTGGTCAAGGACGATGGCGTGGGCGTGTACCGCCCCAAGATCGTGGTCGACCATGAATGCGTGAACGTGGATCTGGCGCGAGCCAAGGGCCACAAGGTCATCGGCGACGGCCGCCTCAAGGCTTACGAGCTGACGGTGCTGGTGCGTGGCCACCGTGTGGACAGCGGCACCCTGTGGACGCCTGGCCAGCGCGTGCATGTCGCCATCGAGCAGCTGGGTGTGGACGGCGTGTTCTTCCTGATGTCGCGCCGCTTCACCGGCCTGCCCCAGATGACCACGCTCCACCTGGTGGAAGACGGCGCCTGGGTGGTTGAGGCCAAGCCCAAGAAGAACAAGAAAAAGCACAAGGGCAAGAAGGCCCCTGTGCAAGGCAAGATCGTCGACGTGGGGGCTGGTCAATGAGCCCCGGAGCAGTTCGCAAGGCCGTGCAGCAAGGCCTGGCCAGCGTGCGTGGTGCCTTCCGCGCCAAGCTGGCTTCGGTCTCGGGTGGCCCGGTGCAACGCGCTGGCGTTGAGGGTCTGCAAGGAGAGCCCCTGAGCGGCCTGGAGCTGTTCCAGCAGTTCGGATTCACCTCGGCCCCACCTGGTGGCACTTCGGTGATCGTGGTGCCCCTGGGTGGCCGCACCAGCGCCAGCGTGATTGTGGCCACCGAGGCCGGTGCCTACCGCCTGCAGCTGGGCGCGCAAGGCGAGGTGGCCATCTACAACCAGTGGGGCGATTCGGTCTGGCTCAAGCAAGGTGGCGAGATCGCCGTCAAGGCAACGACCAAGGTCGAGATCGACTCACCGCTGGTGCACATGAAGGGCGCCCTGAAGGTGGACCTGGACATCACCGACAACGCCGCCACAAACACCCGCACGATGGGCGGCATGCGTGATGTCTACAACGACCACGCGCACCCAGAGCACGACGGTGGATCCACCAGCACCCCGAACGTGGAGATGTGATGGACACCTTCATCGACCCCACCACCGCCGCTTACAAGGCCACCAGCGAAGGCCTGGCGCGTGATCCTGCAGGCGGCCTGGCCAACGCCATCTACCTGCGCCTGATGACGCCCTTGGGCTCCTATTGGGCTGCGCCACTGATGGGCTCCCGCCTGCATGAGCTGCAGCGCGCCAAAGCCGTCAGTAATGTGGGCCTGATCGCCAAGCAATACGCCGAGCAAGCCCTGGCCGAGCTGGTGGCCGACGGCCGGGCCCGATCGCTTGAAGTGGATGTGACCGTCCAGCCCATGGCTGACGCGTCGAAGGCCATGGCCATGCAGATCACCGTGGTCGATGCCACCGGCCAGCGCCGCACATTCCCGCACGTTGTGCGCGTGGCTTAAAGAGGATTTACATGCCGTTCCAAGTCCCCACGTTTGAGCAGATCCGCGACACCTACTTGCAGGGCATCCGCAACCAGGAGCCCGACGCACCGACCGGCGTGGACAGCGACCACTATGTGCGCGCCTGTGCCGTTGCGGCCGTGGCTGAGCGCATGTATGCGCACCAGGTGTGGGTCTGGCGCCAGGCCTTCCCTGACCTGGCCGACGAAGACATCCTGGTCAAGATGGCTGCGCAGCGCGGTGTGCCACGCAAGGTGGCCAAGGTGGTCTCTGGTGTGGTGCGCTTCACCGGCCCTGCAAGCACTTTGATCCCTACCGGCACTCGGCTGACCACGCTGCTGGCCAGCTACGTGACCACGCAAGACGCCACCATCGGCGGGACGGGCTCGATCGACGTGGCCATGCAGGCCGAGGCCGCTGGCCAGGCCGCCAATGTGTCGGTGCTGACCAATGCGACGCTGAGCAGCTCGGTGCCTGGTGTGACGCTCACCAAGGTGGTCTCTGCTTCGGGTGGCTCTGACACCGAAAGCGCGGCCGCACTGCTGGACCGCCTGCTGGCCGTGCAAAGCCAGCCCGCCCAGGGCGGCAACGAAAACGACTACAAGGTCTGGGCGCTGGAAGTGCCCGGCGTGCGCCGCGCCAAGGTGTTCCCGCTGCGCCGTGGCACCGGCACAGTGGACGTGGTGCCCATGCCCGAAGCTGGCTTGCCATCGGTGCAGCTGCTCGCTGATGTGCAGGCATACATCGATGCGCGCAAGCCCGTAGGCATGGGCCCCACGGGCTTCCTGGCACTTGCACCGACGGCAGTGCCGGTGAACATCACGGGAACGTTGACGCTGGCCTCGGGCTACACGCTGGCCCAGGTGCTGGTGGGCATCAACGCGGCCCTGCAGGTGATCTTCAACGGCCTGATGCCTGGCGATGTCGTGCATGTGGTGCGCATCACCTCGGCCATCATCAACGTGCCAGGCGTGCTCGACGTGGTGCTCACCGCGCCAGCAGCCAACGTGGCCCCCACGGTGAGCAGCACTGCGCTGCAGCTGGCCACGCTGGGCGTGGTGGCCTTGGGGGTCTGACATGGACATCGTTGACACCCTTCTGCACAGCCTGCCGCCTGTTGCCTATGACCGACAGGCACACACCGTGGTGGCTGAAATGCAGGCGATCGCCGCCCCCCTCACCGATGCCGTGGCCTCAGCCGACCAGATCCTGGTGGAGCACGACCCGGCCACCACGCAACTCTCGCTGCCTGATTGGGAGCGGGTTTACAGCCTGCCTGATCCCTGCGCGGGCCTGGGTTCCAGCATCGAGCGTCGCCGTGCTGATGTGATCACCAAGATCACGGCCCGTGGCAATTTGAGCGCCGCCCAGATGATTCAGGTGGTCGAGCAGCATGGATACCCTGGCGCGACCGTTCAAGAGTTCGTGCAAATGACCTGCACAGATACCTGTGATTCAGCCTTATATGGCGAAAACTGGCAGTTTGTCTGGCAAATCAATGTCCCTCAAAGCCTGGCCATTGAAAACATGACGTGCATGAGCCCGTGTGATTCCGCCCTGAGACGCTGGGGCAATGAAGCCATCTTCTGCGCAATGCAGAGATTCAAGCCAGCCCACACGCTGGCAATTGTCAAATTCGGATGAGGTTTATATGCATCGCATCGATACCACCAACGCTGTAGCCAATTTGTTTGGCGCTGGCAAAAACGGGTTTGGCCCTGGAAACCCTGCGACCAATAGCCCTGCGACTTTTCTGGACAACGATTTTTGCAATGCACTGCAAGAAGAGTTGGCTTCGATTCCAGAGGCAGCGGGCATCGCGCTGAACAAGGCCCAGCGCAATCAGGTGCTGACGGCGATTCTGGCGCTGATTGATAATTATGGGTTTGGGCGGGGGCAGACTGTTCAAAACATGCTGTCATCGCGAGTTACCACAACCACTTACTACAACACCACAAGTCGCCCCATTCTTGTGTCTGTATCCCTCACGTCTATCTCCAATGCTCAAGCGGTTGCCTCTGTCGGGGCTGTGCTTGTCTATGGATCAGATGCTGGGGTTTCTGGTAGGCCGGCTTCAATAACTTTTGTCGTGCCGCCGGGCGTTTCTTATTCTGTCAGTGCAACGGGCTTTGCTTCGATCCAGTCCTGGGTTGAACTTCGCTAAAGGAATATTCATGCCTCATTTCAAAGATACCTCTGGTGCGCTGCATTTCCTGGAAGATCTGGACTTTGCGCACATCTTGCCTGCTGGCTGTGTGCAGTTGACTCAGGCCGAAGAAGACATTTATGCAGCATCACTGACTGCGCCGCCAACTCCGGCTCAAATCAAAGCAGCGCGCCAATCTGAGATTCGAGCGGAATTGCGAGCCATTGATGAGCGCAAGGTGCGTGCGACGACCGATGCGCTTTTGCTCGGTGATTCGACGCGCCTGCAAGCCTTGGAGGACCAGGCTGTGGCCTTGCGATCTGAGCTTGCAGCCTTGCTGGCCTGATCTGCGCTGTCCGCCGCGAAGTGTGAAAGCAGGAACAACTTTCAACTTTCGCGGCGGCAAACTTTCAACTTTCGCGGCGGCTTACACATCACCAAGCCCAAGAGCGAGGCTGAGG